TTTATAAATAAAAAACCGCTACAAAGTTAATTGTAACGGTTTCTATAATATTTAATCTATTAAATTTATTTTATCAATAATTTCATTATTATTTTCAAATGAATTAATACTTTCTTGATTATCAATTTTTTTAAAAGCAGAATCATCAATTTTAATATTATCTTCCTTAATTACTAAATCTTCATTAAACTGTGCATGATGCGAATCATCAATTTTAATATCCAAAGTGTCATTATTAAATAAAATATCTTCCCAGACCCAACCTGCTCTAGCAAAACGACATTTATTAATAACAATATTAATTTGATTAGAATTTAATTGATTAATATCCCTACCTAATGAAATAACCATGTGTGCCTTTTTTAATCTTTCAACAGAACCACCACAATGATTCATATCTAATAATCTAACATTATTTGCTTCCTTTTTAGCTTGTATTGCTGCATACATTGCAACATCAAGTTCTTCACATAAAGATTCAATTTTTTTAACAACCTGTTCCTGTCCAAACCATTTATCATTATTTCTATCATCAGGTTCTAAACAATCTATATAGTCTAATACAATTAAATCAATTTTACCACGTTTATCTTCTTCTTTTTTTATGTACTTCTTTAATTTTGTTGGTGTAGTATCATCAGATAACCTAACAATTTTAAGTTTACCAACAATAGGACTCTTCTTTAAATCTTCAATTCTACTTTTAGCCTTATCCTTTTGTTTTGATAATTGTGAAGAAGGTATACCTAATACCTTTGCATAAATTTTTCTTCTAATATCATTTTCTTTACCTTCTAATATAATGTGTAAAACATTTTTACCTGCCATATAATTATTAGCAGCAATCAATGATAACATAGTTGATTTACCAATACCAGGTGATGCTAATATCAATGCAAACTCACCCCTGTCAATACCACCATTAACTTTATTATCAATTTCTTTTATACCAGTTCCAATAGGTCTCCTAGAATCCTCAGATAATACCTCATCTATCGATTCAAAAATATCTTTACCATGTCTTTGCGGTTGTCCAATATCTATAATAGCTTTATATCTTTCAGATAATGCAATAATAGTAGATTCATCAACAATACCTTTTTCTAATTTTTCAGTAGACTCTTTATTCGCTTTTAGAAATTCTTGCTGTTTTACAAATGTTAAAGCTTGTTCTTTAATAAATTTTCTGTCTTCATTAATTTCACCTGACTTATACTTAATACCAAGATTTCTAATACTAACTAACCTAGCTTCAATCTCCTTTTTCTCAATATCACTTGATACCTCTGTCTCTGTTACCGTATAAATATTATCAATATTTGGAATATTATTATATTTCCTATAATAATCTTTTATTAAAACCATTATTCGCCTCATATCCATCGTTTCAAAATATGATGGCTCTAAATAACGTATAATCTCTTCAAAGAAGATATTTTTTGTGTTCTCATTAATATTATTAGGTAATAATAATTCATAAACTAATTTAGTTTGATAGTTTAATCCTAATTTACCCATGTGTTGCTTCACTACTTCATTCTCGATAGACATGTTTTATTTTTTTTATTTTAGGTTGAATTTTTAACTTTTAATTAAAATCTTGGATATAACTATTATACCCAAGATTTATTTACTTTTATTAAATGATAGGCTCTACTAACATTTTTTCCTTTTGTTCAGCATTAAATTGTCTAATAGTATCAATATCAAAACCATGACGATTTTTAATGAAATACTCACTCCACATAAGGTCACAATCCTTTTGTTTAATATGTGCTTGAATGTAATTTACAATATCATCAAAATAATTTGTCAAATCTAATGAAAATCTCGCATTAGGATTGTAATTTTTAATACAAAAATTTCTCTCAATAACATAATTATCATTGTAATACAAAACATATTTAAAGTTCTCACCAGCATTCAAATAATAACCGTTAGTATTATTCAATCCCTCCTGCTCAGAAGTTAATGGAACTCTAACACTCTTATCCTCATCTTTTGTTAATCCAAAAAATTTAACACCACCCTTATAAGTCTTTAAATACTTATCAATAATTAAATTATTATCCTTACTAGAAAGTATATCTCTAAACCCTTTAATAATGTCATTTGCGACATCTTTTAAATTTAAAGTCCTAGACTTTACATTATATACATCTGCCCTAAAAACCCTCTCTAATATGGCTTTATCGTTTAGATATAAAACAAACCTGTACTGGTCTTTTACAATTGAATTAATTTGTTCACTCATTTTTATTTTTTTTATTGGTTAATAATTAATATTACAATTATAATAATAATATTACAATATTCCTAATATTATTTTTAATATTTATTTACTATTTTTAAGATATTCTTTTTCTTTCAATATTACTGGGTAAAATGGTAAACAAAAATCATTTATACTACCATTCCAAACTTTCATGAAACCATCTTCTTTCATTAATCTTAATAAGTTTTTACTACCCCTATCTGAATCATCTAATTCTATCGTAGCAATATTCTCTACCTCGTATTTCGCTTCCTTAGTTAACATAGGCTCTTTAAGATTTATTATCTCATAATTTATACTATAAAAATCTCTACCAAGTGCTATTCTCTTCTCATTTTTTTTATTGTACATTGGTACACCATCTATAATTTCATCAAGAACTAATAAAGGTTTAAGTTTTTTATCTTTACTACGCTCTTCCTTAATTAATTTAGCACTTTCAATAACTTCATCAATAAACATTTCCTCATTAATAGCTTTTGGAAATAATTTTAAAAAGGTTTTTTCCTGCAATCCATTTATATTAAAAATATTATCTGAAATATCCCCACAGAATGTCTTAATTAATGCAATATTCTTATAATAATGATTGAAATGAAGAAAATAATTATCTTTTGTAATAATTACTTTTTTATTTGCTAAATATAATTTAACTGTGTCATATTGTATTAATTGACATAAATCCCTATCATTAGTAAATATAGTAATATTTTCAGTTGTATGGTATAATTTACAATAATAAGCAATTAAATCATCGGCTTCAATAAACTCAACACTTAATTGACGAATAAATAATTCTTCTAAATATTGTTGTATTCTTACCTTAGTCTTTAAAAGAGATTCTTTCGACTCTTGTTCTCTCTTCATTTCACCCTCAGATAAATTAATTTTATTGTGCCAAGATTTATTTTTTCTGTTAGCCTTATAGTTTTTACAAATGTTATATCTCATTTTTCCGCCATTATCACCATCAAAAAAAACAATTAATTTATTTATTTTTAAATCCTTAGTAAGTGTTCTTAGTGTGAGAAAGAAATTAAATAAACCACCGATATTACCAAATTCATGCGTATAATAGTTTGATTTAACCAAAAATGAACGTTTTAATAAGTAATGTCCATCAACTAATAAAGTGTTATTCATTTTTTAATGTGTTTTAATTTTTTTTTGTAATTTTATATTTTTTTGTATAAAAAATTGTTCAAGTTTTTCTATAATATTTTCATTATAAGATATCCTTATTAAATGTATATTATTTTCTTTACAATAATTAGTTTTTATTTCATCTCTAATTTGTGTTTTAATAAAAGCTTTTTCACCACCAAACCATTTTATAGGTTTGTAATGTTGAATACCATCGTATTCAATACATATATTATATTTTGGTAAATAAAAATCAAATCTTAATAAAAATATGTGTTTACAATCATTAAATTTATGTTGAAGTATGTATTTAAAATTATATTCTTCTAAAAATTTTTCTATTTTTGTTTCACCTTTTGATGTTTGACCACATTTTTGACAACCATACCCATGTAAATGGTCTCTAGGTAATTGTAAAAATTCACCATGTTCTTTACAAATTATTTTTATTTTATTTGTACAATTAATGTAATTAACTAATGAATAATCAAATTTATTATTATGTTTAATATTAGCTTTTACAATAAATTCTTCTGTTGTGTATTTATATATACCACTACATTTTGCACAACCAAAACCGTCTAAATGACTATTGGCTGATTGTAAGAATTCACCATGTTCTTTACAAATTATTTTTATTTTATTTATACTGTTAATATAATTAACTAATGAATAATCAAATTTATTATTATGTTTAATATTAGCTTTTACAATAAATTCTTCTGTCGTATATTTATATGTACCACTACATTTTGCACAACCAAAACCATTTAAATGAACATTAGGTAATTGTAAGAATTCACCATGTTCTTTACAAATTATTTTTATTTTATTTTTACTACCAACATATTCTACTAGTGAATAATCAAATTTATTATTATGTTTAATATTAGCTTTTACAATAAATTCTTCTGTCGTGTATTTTTTACAATTATTGCTACATTTTGAACAACCATTACCCCTTAAATGTACATAAGGTAATTGTAAATATTCACCATGTTTTTTACAAATTATTTTTATATTCGTTTTTGTATTAATATATTCTACTAATGAATAATTATATTTATTACCATGAATATTTTTTGCTTTTTCTACAAACTCTTCTTGTGTTAATTTTTTATTACCACCGCATTTTGGACAACCACAACCTTTTAGATGTATATAAGGTAATTGTAAATATTCACCATGTTTTTCACAAATTATTTTTATATTAGTATTATTGTTAATGTAATTAGTTAATTTATAATCATATTTATTATCATGTTTTTCTTTTGCAAGTTTAATAAAATCTTCTGTTGTTAATTTTATATTATTTTTTGAACATTTAATACATCCATAAGATTTTAAATGCCAATTAGGTGTTTGATTGAATTCACCATGTTCTTTGCAGATTATTTTTACCTTACTATTAATATTAATATAATTAGTTAATTTATAATCATATTTATTATTATGTTTTTCTTTTGCAAGTTTAATAAAATCTTCTGTTGTTAATTTTATGTTACTACTACATAATGGACAACCACAATTTGATAAATGATAATTTGGTACTTGCAAAAATTCACCATGTTCTTTACAAATTATTTTTATTTTAGTTTTTGTATTAATATATTCTACTAATGAATAATCATATTTATTACCATGTACTTTAATAGCCTTTTCTATAAATTCTTCTTGTGTTAATTTTTTAGACATTTATATTCATGTTTTAATGTGTTATATATAATAATATTGCTAATATATTCAATGTTGCAAAAAATAAATCAAAATTTTCTTTTGTTTTAAAATATAATCCTGCATGATATAACCCAAAAGTTATATTTAATGTTAATGTTATTACCCTAATTATTTCCATTTTAAATGTTTTTTAAGTAAAATTTTTAATTTATTCAAACTTTTTTTAATTGCTAAATCACTATCTAAACAATTAAAACAATAACCTAACCTGGTATTAATTATATTTCCACAAGATTTACATTTTATCTTATTATTCATTATTTTTAATTTCAATAGTTTCTAAATTACAAACATTATGATATTTTACTTTAGCTGGATTATAAGATTCAATATCTTCAAAATTAAGTGCTTCATTAGTATTGCTTTGTAGTTTTAATACAATCGGCTCTCTTTCATCGCAAAAACTAATAACTATTGTATGTAAGTATTTTGGTTTATCATTTGTTTTAATATAGTGTAAAACCCCTAAACCAATAACCATTAACAATAATATTATATTAACAATAGTAATATTTCTCTCTCTATTCATTATTTTTAATTTAATATATACAAATATAAAGTATTATTTTTAATTAACCTAATAATCTAATATTTTTTACGGTTTATAGTTTTTATTGAAATATTTATTATAAATAACTACCCCTAATATAAGTGCTACTATTACACCTACTAATGTAGTTATAGGTAGAAATACATAAAACCAACTAAATAATGAATTTATCATTAGTTTATAGTAAATTAATATGAGCGTTAGCTGACCAAGGAAGAATGGTATATAGAATTGTAGTTTCATAATGGTGTGTATTTAGTTTTAAACTTAGTTTCATATCTTTCAGTAAATTTTATATCACCAGAGTTATATAATGTTAATATTTCTTCATTACTTAATTTTTTAGGTGTTATAATTTCAAATGTGTATCCATTTTCTTTACAATATTTTTTTACACCTTCTATCTTATTTAATACTTTTTGTGAATTAATTAAACTCAATGGTTTTATTTCAATAATTTTATTGCCATTAATAACAAAATCAGGAAAATAATTTCTTTTTATCCCTTCATAATCTACATAAGGTATTTTATATTTTTTTAATTCACCATTTTCCCATGAAAGATTTTCTTTTACAATAACGTTAACCATATAAGATAATTCAAATAAACTTCTAAAAAACCAACCATTTGGTATGTAGTGACCGCTCCATCCGTTTCCTGAACCTTGTGGTGATGGTTTTCCAAACATTCGATTATTTTCGCCAGATGAATTAATTTTTTGTGTATTAATCCATTGTTCGTATTTAGTTGTACCAGATTCTACTCCAAATTTTTGAATCCATGTTTCTTTAAAACCACCTGTTCTACCAAAATTAGGGTTGTTTTCACCAGAAAATAGTGAACTTAATCTTTCTTTATTCTCATTCGATTTTAAATAATCAATATATTTCTGTTTCTTTTCACTAGGATTAGACCAACTTTTTTTCATTTGTTTTTTTATCTCATCAGTATGTGTTTTACCAAAAAATGGATTATTTTCACCTTTAAATTTATTACTATTATATAATTTTTTACATTCAATACA